CTTCGGTTTGAAACGAATCAATATAACATCTAAACTTAAATCGTTCTGGGTCACCCCAATACGAATCTGAGGCATATTCCATAGCTTCAACTAAAGCGTTTAGTTGTTCCATATAATACGTCTGCATAATACAACTATAATCTACAGTTACATAATCACCAACTACAATAGCTTGTGTTTGATGAACTGGTTTACGATTATTTAGTAAATCGAAGTTATTGTATGAGTTTTTACTATTGTATCCCTTATTTAGACTATAATATAGATGTGGACTATTTGAATCTATTTTAGCTGTAACTGATCTATCTTTTTCTATTGAGTTACGTTGTGCTACGATTAGTGGTAACATAATAGCACCACCTTTATCTCTATAGTAACCATCTTTTTGAGCTGATTTCCATCGTTCAGGTGAAGCATATATTACAGGTACAGGTAAACGTCCTCCGTTTTGGTAAACAAAAGGTTGTATTACGTTGTTAAAATAATAAAATACTGCTTCATCAACGTCTTGTAAACCAACTTTAAAAGGTTTAGTCGCATCGTTTTTAACTGATAGTTTAGATGATCTATTAAAATCAATACCTGTTTGTTGTTCGTTGTTATTAGGTGCCTGATTTGGATTACCTAGATTAGTTAAATCATAAGGTTCTTGATCATCCCTAGATAACTCAACCTGTGTTTTAGGACGAGGTTTTAAGTTTCGTTTTGATACAGGTACGTTAGGTATAGCAGGTGTTCTACCTTGAGCGGCATTATAAGATCGTTCGAATATTTGCGATGGGGTTAAACCCGTGTTGCTATTGTTTCCCATATTTTACATACGCTCCATTGAAGGAGAAATATTTAGTTTATCACTAGGTACATAGTGAGTAGATGCTATAATCGATATACTAGAACCAAACTTCTCTAATCCTGGATTTAGTGGGTTTTGATTATTTGGATATGCTGGATTTTTACCTCCAAAATATTGGTTAGCAGTTAGATTATCGATTTCATGATATCCTTCTTGGTATAATACTATATCACCAACTTCAGGTACATACATAGAATCAACTAAATCGTCTCTAAAAAATGCAAACGTCATACCTTGATTAAAGTTTACACCAAGTTCACTTTCAGGATATACTTGATCTTGTCTACTAATAAGACAGTTGAATAAGAATGGACCATCGAAGAACTTTTCACCTGCTGCTTCCCCATACATATTGACTTTAGTTTCCTCAGTCTTGTATCTATAGAATGCTGCTTGTTGAGTGATTATATCACCCATAATCTCCCTATTAAGATTTCTTATTAGGGATACGTCTCTTTGACCTGCGAATAATGCCATATTATGCTACGTAGATTGTGTATGGAACTTGAGACAAATCGTCTTTAACGAACTGTCCTTCTGCTGCTTTTCTTTCTAATAATGCTTGTCTAGATGTACTATCTAAATAATCTCTTAATCTTACTATTAGTTCATCTTTTTCTTGTGTACCTTGAGATATTAGTTCAGATCCGTTTAGAGTTATTTCTGCTCCTGGTATTGGTAGGTTAGCATATTTACCTCTAATATTACCTAATACTTGTTTAACTAAAGCTAAAGCATATTCTTGAATCCATTCTCTACCTACAGAGTTTATACGTGAGAATATAGGATTTTGATAGGGGGCATCTGCTACAGATGATATTTTATTTGCTATTGTATCTCCTGCTTCTGCTTCGGATGTTGCCATTCTATCATTTTTTATGATATATTCGAACCTTAACATTGCAGGCCCACCTGGTATTGGAAATACCCTAAGTCTATTATTTACTAACTCAAACGAATAGTTAGATTTTCTAACTTGTTCATTCATCTCAATAGCTTGTATTGTTTGTAGGTCAAACGATAAGGGCATCATCAAGTAGTTAGTTGCTGGTGACATTGAAGCGAATCCAAACGAATCAAACATCGCTTGAAATCCAAATCCAGTACCTGAGTATGGATCGTAATATTGTGTTATAGCAGGTGGTGCTTCGTAAAATACTCGTTTTACTTCTATACCACCTTTTTTATCTAATCCCTGTGATTTAGCCCAAGAGTTTAAATCGTAATCTTGTTTATTTGCCTCCATCACTATACTACCTGTATGGTAAGTTATATTACCACCAGATCCTGCTTCAGCACCATATTGTTGAGCGATTCTAATAGTACCAGCCATAGATGGAGTTACTACTGCGTTTGATAAATCGACTTGAGCATCACCACCTTCTATTGATAGTTGATTGTCTCTAATCTTAAACGCAAATACTTCGTTACCATAAACTGTTGTAGCTCTTTCTAAAGCATTGTAAAAGTTAATATCTTGAAGTTCAACATCAACTATGGGATATCCTAGGTTTTGTGCTGCAAATCTAGCAAACTGATCTGCTGATGTTTGGAAGTCATAATCATCGTCATAATACCCATACGGTGTTGGTTGGGTTTTAGGATCGAACGATGATGAGCCAGGCCATATTGGGATATTCATAGATGTGTTTTATTATAAATATTAATCTCCTATCTTAATAAGATGTGTGTTAGCTGATGGTGTTGAAGGTCTTGTTGGATTTGAAAACGCTGCTAGTTTTACGATTGATCCTGATCCTTCTGTTGTACTCCATGCTATTCTAACAACATCACCTGCATCTAAATCTAATATCCACTGTGCATATAGAGGTGTTATAAAGTTAGTTGTTAGGTTTAATGAGTTTGTTGAGAATCCTACGTTTGTTCCGTTTACTTGAATCCATAAACTAACGTTATCTTGAACTCCAGTTGCTCTTTGCCACTGAGTTGTAGATTTTAACTCATATTTTCCTGCGTTAGCAACTGTTATTTCATAATCGTTAGCAGCTATACTAATATTTTGTTCTATTGTATTTGTATTATGGGTAACAAAGTGGATAGTATCTGCTATCCCAGTTTGATCTATTCTACTTATGTATTGAGCAAACGAACCACTAACTTTTGGACTATAATCTGATACTATTGCGTTTCTAGAATCTGATGCTGATCCACTTAACGTTGCTACTGATGAGCTTATTGCTTGGTCAGTTACTGTTAAAGATGAACTATTTGTCGTATCAGCAGTTTCTAAAGTACTTACTTCACCATCTACATAAGAAGTAGATGCTTTTGCGGCTAGTTGTGAAAAGAGAGCAGCACTTAAGGCATTCAGATTGGAGTTAACGGTTGCTATTGCTGCATCTGATGATCCACTTATTTTTGTTACGATTATATCTCTAGCAGTTGATGCTGATCCACTTAACGTTGCAACTGAAGCACTTATGGCTTGATCAGTTGTTGTTAGTGATCCACTTAGTGTTGATATTGGAGCCGTTGATGATCCACTAATCTTAGTTATGATTACATCTCTTGCTGTTGAAGCCGATCCACTTAATACTGTAGTTGACTCAGCATATGAAGCAGTAGTTGCGTATGATGAACTTACTGAGGTACTATTTAAAGCATGTGATGCTGTTACAGCGTATGATGATGTTAAAGCGTATGATGCAGATGGGAAGGTGATTCCTGTTGTATCTAAATCAGTAAATGTAGTAGTAGTACCAGCTATTCCATATGTTTTATCAAAATCATTTGAAGTATATCCTGTATCAATCGTAGTTTGTTCACTTGATTGGTTTGAATTTACAGTTACGTTAGATAATAGATTGGCCGTTCTTGGTATAACATCAAAATCTATGGTTACATTCCCATATATGTTAGTAACACACTCAAATGCAAATATAAATCCAGCTGTAGCTGTTTCTTTAGTCCAAAGTAGTGGTTTTATAAACTTAGAACTAACATAATTTTCATTATAATTAACACTCCAAGATAAATCAGGTAGTGTATCAGATCTTAATGCTGCGTTAAAGTTTATAGTGTGAGTTTGACCACCGGATTGAGCTGTCATTCTACCAACTACTTGATAGTTTTGAGCAGCAGCTGATGGTATGATTGTTACTATTTTTTGATACTCACCAGGTTCAAACTTCCCACCAATAGCGTTACCTAAATACATTTGATTAAAACTCTTTACATTTGAGTTTTTGTATGTAATATCTCCAAATGAAATAGTACCTATAGCAGCTGCAGCTGATCCACTTAAGGCTGCTACTGAAGCGCTTATTGCTTGATCAGTTGTAGTTAAAGAAGCACTTAAGTTAGATATTGGTAAAGTAGATGAACCACTTATTTTAGTTACGACTATGTCTCTAGCAGTAGAGGCAGATGCACTTAAGCCTGTTTCAATACTATCTGCTATTAACTGTCTAGCAGTTGAAGCTGATCCACTTAGTGTTGCTACAGAAGAACTAATAGTATTATCTGTAGTTTGTAAACTACTACTAAAAGTAGCATATCCAGTAGTTGATGTTATGTCAACCTGTACTGAACCTGAAACTGTACCTGATGGTAAACTTCCTGTAATAGCATCTGCTAGTGGAACTTCTAGTGTATTTCCATCACCTAAGAATATATAATCTGTTGGTAGATTGGGAACATCGTTTGATCTTCCAGATCCTACAACTACTAGTTCCCCTTCTGTAGCGTTTACTTTACCTACAATAGCTATATTTTGGATTTCAGTTGAATCCCCACTTGGTTTGGTTTCTGTAAACCCTCCTGTTGGAGCTACATAAATATTATTACCAGCTGTAAATCCTGAAGTGTCTACTCCTGTTATTTTACCAGTTAATATAACTTGTCCTGCAGAGTTATCAGTTAACGTAGAGGATAGAATACCAATAGCTGGCATAGTTGCTGCAGATGATGCTGATGCAGCTGATATGTTTAGGTTTTCACCTGTTACTCCTGTTGAGTAAACTGGAGTACCTTTAGATAAGGTTTCTCCAGATGTGTTTTTAACACCTATTATTAAATCATTTGCGTTTATTGCTGTTGTACTAGTTACAGCATATGAAGCAGTTTCAGCATATGATGATGATACTTCTTTTGTAATCTCTACAGATGATGATAAAGCATATGAAGCTGTTAAAGCATAGGATGCTGTAATAGGTACGTTTAGGGCGTATGAAGCTGTTTCAGCATATGATGAAGTGATTTCTTGCTTAACCTCCACTGATGAGGATATAGCATATGAAGCTGTTAAAGCGTATGATGAGCTTAATATGTTTGTTATAGCGTTTCTAGCATCTGAAGCTGATCCACTTAACGTTGCTACTGAAGCACTTAGTGCTTGATCAGTTGTTGTGAGTGAAGCACTTATATCTGCTATTGCTATTGTTGATGACCCACTAATCTTAGTTACGATTATATCTCTAGCAGTTGAAGCTGAAGCACTTAAGCCTGTTTCGATACTATCTGCTATTACTTGTCTAGCAGTAGATGCTGACGAACTTAACTCTGTTTGTGATGTTGAAACAGATGCACTTAAGTTAGATATTGGTAAAGTAGATGAACCACTTATTTTAGTTACTAATACGTTTCTAGCATCTGATGCTGACCCACTTAACGTAGATATAGGTGCTGTAGATGAGCCACTTATTTTAGCTACTAATATGTTTCTAGCATCTGATGCTGATCCACTTAATACTGTAGTTGAAGCAGCATATGAAGCTGTTTCTGCGTATGATGAAGTGATTTCTTGTTTAACCTCTACTGATGAAGATATTGCGTATGAAGCTGTTAAAGCATAGGATGCTGATGTAGCTGTTTGAGCGTATGATGAACTAACTTCTTGCTTAACCTCTACTGATGAAGAGATTGCATATGAAGCTGTTAAGGCGTATGATGAACTTAATACGTTTGTTATGTTATTTCTAGCATCCGAAGCCGATCCACTTAGGGTTGCTACTGAAGCGCTTATTGTTTGGTCAGTAGTTGTTAACGATGCACTTACTTCTGTAAATGATCCACTAACATCTCTAGATAAAGCATTTCTAGCTGCTGATGATGATCCACTTAAGCTAACATTCATAAACTCTAACTGAGAATACATCACATCTCTTCTAGTTGAAGCTGAAGCACTTAGTGCTGCTACAGAAGCGCTTATTGCTTGATCAGTGGTTGTTAACGATGCACTTAGTGCTATCGATGAACCACTAATACTTGATACTATAGCGTTTCTAGCCGTTGATGCCGATGAACTTAACGCCGATATTGGTGCTGCTGATGAACCGCTTATTTTTGTTACTAATACATCTCTAGCAGTTGAAGCACTTCCACTTAATATGGTAGTTGACTCAGCATATGAGGCAGTAACTGCGTATGATGATGTCTCACTAGCACCTAATAGATGTGATGCTGTTAATGCATATGATGCAGATATAGTCTCTAAAGCTAGTTGAGCTAAAGAAGAAGATATTGCATAAGATGAGGATATAGTCTCTAAAGCTAGTTGAGCTAAAGATGATGATACTGAATATGAGGATGAAATAGCCTCTAAAGCAAGTTGTGATAAAGAAGATGATACAGCATATGATGCTGAATCTGCAAACGATGAGCTTATTTCTTGTTTAATCTCTACTGATGATGATACTGCGTATGATGCTGTTAGAGCATACGATGCAGATGCCATAGTTAGATTTTGTGCTTCTATACTTACGTTGGTTCCTCCTCTACTTAATACAAATTCGTCAGTTGCATTAGTTGATGCTACTTTAGTTAATTCGGAAATCTTTTTATTTGCCATTTTGTTTTTTTATTCTAGTACTATTAATCCTGAGTCCTCTAATAATAAATCATCTCCTATTTCTAATAAGATGTGAGGGGGTATTACTATTGATCCTGAAAGTTGTTGTGGTATGAAGGCACCTTGACCTCGTCGTTGTATTAACCAGTTTAAGTTATCATATTCGTTGATAACGGGTTTGTCTTGTTCTTGTTGTACTTGTTGTAGTTGTTCTAGACGTATTTTGTCTAGTTCATCTAAATATTTTTTATAACGTTGAGTTTGTTCTTGTATACTAAGATCCACTATGTGTGGTAAATCTCTAAACGTTAACCAAGGGATTGCTTGGTTGGGGTCTGTCATTTTTCTAAATACCTCTGACTGTTCGTGTAAAGGTAACGATGAGATAGAATCTAACTTAATAAACTCTAACCAAGGTAGATGTAATGTTGGTTTCAATGACATATTATGACTTATTGGTATATGTGATAAATATGATAGAACTATCTATTATACGAATAATATAAAAAAGGGGTTGACATAAGCCAACCCCCTTTTAATAAATAGTGTAATCCTAAGATTATAGTGAATTAAGACCAGCGATCTCAATTTTCCCATAAAACTCGGGACGTACAACTTTCTTAGCGTAACGAGTAAGTAAACCTTTACGTGGTGTAAACGTTTCTGGATCGTATACTAATGGAGTCATGATTAATGGAATATAAGGAGCAAATACTGCACCACTTTCCAAGAATTGAGTTCCTCTGAATCCAAGTAATACTTGATTTTCAGTCATATATGGGTTTTTGTATACTTTGTAACGACCGTTTAGAGCCCCTACTTTTTGTACACCAAACGCATAGTTTGCAGCACTTACATCACCATCACTATCAGCAGCGTATCCTGGGATACTTTCTAAGATAGTACCTACAGCTGGAGAACATACTAAGAAGTTAGCTCCACCTCTAAGGGTTTTCTGGTGAATGATGTTAGATAGTTTTTGGATTTTAGTTCCTAAAGTTTGGAACCATTGTCCTTGGCTGTTATAGAAGCCTAGGTCTTCAGTAAATCCTGTTGCAGCGGCGTTGATACCTTTGTTGTTAATAGCACTCCAGTACTCAGTACCCGCACCTGCAGAAGATAATAACATATCAAGAATCTCTAAGTCGATCTCTAAAGAGATGTACTCACTTAAGATTGAAGTAAGTTCTGCTTCAGCATCGATTGAGTGGTATGCATTTAAATCTTGTGCAAATTCTGGTGTCCATACTGCTTTCAACTTACGAGTTTTTGCAACGATAGCAGATGATTTCATCTGTACATTAATCTCTGGAATAGCGATAGGAGTGTTGTCTGCGTTGATGGCGTTATTTCCATCTTCGAAGTCACCTCTATACTGATCAGTTGGTTGTAGTTGGTAAGTAACTACAGCAGCAGCATTTACGTTTCCTACATCAGCGTTTAAAGCAACAAATGTTACGTTAGTACCGTCAACTGTAGTAAACTCAGGTAAGTTTTTAGATGCGTCTAATACTCCATCACCTGATGCAATAGTAAATCCTCTTACTCCTTGTTCGTCTAAGTTAGGTAAGTCTGTTTTTAAGATTTTAATAGTTCTATAATCACCAGCAGCTGCAGATGCAGAGTAGTCACTATTAAAGTTCATATCAGCCCAAGATGCAACAGCAAGTGTTCCAGTTGCTCCAGCAGCAGAACCAGTGTTATTGATTGAATATCCGAAACGACCTGCTCCGTATAAACCACCTGTGTTAGTATTTCCAAAAGGATCGTTTCCGCCTGTTGCTCCATATACTGAATCACCAGCTGTAACACCACCTTTAGTTGTTCCGTATTGGAAATCTAGATAAAATACTAGTCCAGAAGGAAGATTCATTGGTTGTACAGAAACAAATTCTTTAGCAGCAATTTGTCCGAATACTTTACGTACTAATGGAAGAGCTACTCCAGCCCATTGCTCACCTACACCTGCAGTAAAAGTACCTTGAGATGCAGCACCACCACCTGTTTGAGAAGTCTCAACAACTAGTTGTTTAGCTTGGCTTTCTAACAACATACTCATGTTGTTTTTGTTTGATCCCTTAAGACCTTCTAAAAGACCTGTTTTTTCCCATTTGCCCGAAAGGCGCGCTGCATCACTCTGAAGTGATTGGTATGGGTTAGCGCTTTCTAATAAAGTGTTTAAACTCATTTTAATTTAATTTAATTAATGATACCTGCAAGCTTTTGAAAGCGTGCTACCATATCATTAGATTCTACAATTGGTTGTTTAACCGTTTTGTTGATAGACCCTACTGCTTTTGATGCAGATCCTTTAACTTCGTTGATTGATTTTTTAGGTGCAGATTTAATTCCTTCACTTAAAGTGTCAAATACTAGTTTAGTTTCTTTTACAGTTGTAGCGTTATCAAACGATTCTAAAACTTTTACTTTTTGTGCTTCAGATAAGTTCTTAGCTCTAAAAAGTTTATTTGTGTAGAGAAGTTTGGCGTTTAGAAGATTTACTTCGTTAAGTTCAGCTCTAAGTTTATTAACTTCTTCTAGTGCTTCTTTAACTTCTTTATCTTCTTCTTTTTTAGCTTCATCTATTTTGTCATCTTCTTTTTTAGAAGCTTCTTCAATAGATTCGTCTTTTTTATCTTCACCTTTAGCTTCATCTAATTCTAATTCATCAGCATCGATTTCAATATCAGTATCAACGTCCATTTCCATGTCGTCTACTGCTACTTCTTCTTCACCTTCTTCAGATTCAAATTCATCACCTGGCTCTAAATCACCATCGTCAACCATATCTTTGATTACATCTTCGATAAACCCTTTAAGGTCATCTTCTGACATATCTTCTAGGTCAACTTCTTCGTCGTCTAAGTCGATTTCATCATCTCCTTCTACGTCAACTTCGATTTCTTCGTCTGCATCCTCGTCACCTTCTTCTTCTTTAAGTTCGTCCTTAGATTTCTCTTTGTCCTTACCTTCTTCGATTTCTGATTCAAGTTCAGCTAACATTTCGTCAAGTTCTTTTTCTTCTTCTTCCTGAACAGTAGATTTACCTACTTTGGAAGGTACTGATTCTAATGACTCGCCACCCTTACGTTTGTAAGATGGAGCGTCCATTTCTTCAACCTTGTCTTTAGAGTCATCTTTTTTAGCCTCATCTAAGTCTTCATCCTTATCCATTTCTTGGAGTTTAGCTGAAAGCATACTTTTGATGTGTGGTGTAAAAGATTCTTCTAGAGCGGCTTTAGCGTTAGCGATAGCAGTTTCCTTAATGGTTTTTGCGTCCGCAATTGCTTCTTTAAGCATTGTTCTGTTAGACATCCTAAATTTGTTTTTTTGGAAATACACTAATTGAGTAGTGTAATAATGGTTAGTTTTATTTTGATGACATATGAGATGCCATATTGTATGATGATACGTATATTAAGAAATAGGTAAACACAAAAAACCCCACATTTCTGTGGGGTTAATTTACCTGCCTTTGGTAGCGTTCCGAAGGAATTATCTTAAAGTATAGGGCATGTACCCTTAGCACATAGTATTTCTCTGATTATGTTATCAACTTTACCATATCGGTATGTTGAGTTACTTATAGATTCGTTAAGTGATGTTGTTTCAGCCATCCACGATCCTGGATTTGATGGTGTTGAAACAAAATCCCAACATAATAACTCAAAATCGTCTTGTACCTCTAAAGTTTCACCTATTTGTTTAACTGAACCCATACCACGAGATGATACACCTACTGTGATACCGTTTTCAATCAACGCTTTTAATATATTACCTGATGGTGTTGGTAATATTTCTATTTTACCTATAACGTGATCACCATCCCACTGAGCGGATTTGATGTTATGTGATACGTTTTGTAAGTTGATTATTGATGATTCTGGATGATCGAGTTCGCCTAATGCTCTGTTTTCTTTGATGAGTTGAGAATATTTATCCATCTCACGCTCCCAAAGTTCCTTTGGATAAACACGACTATTACCATTTTCTTGGTTAACCGTAGTTAGAATACCTTCAACTACCATATTACCACCAGTACTTCGACTTTCAACCAAAGATGAGATGGGTTGGAATAACGAAGTTTCTACAAGTACGGATTTTGACATCTTAAATCTCTGTTTCGTCTACGATTTCAACTTCTACTCTTTTATTACCTGTAGCTTTTTCATACATTTTATCGTATTTACCTTTAGCTTTTTCGAGTAGTTTTACTTCTTTACGTAGTTCTTTGATTTTACCTTTATCCATCAACGCAGCCATAGCTTCGTTTTCGTCTAACATAGTAAGTTGTTCGTTACGAGATGTGATTTCTTCGTCGATTGCTTGGATTTTAGCTTCTAAAGCTACACCTGTACCTACTTTGTCGATTCTAGATAGTGTTTGTGATACGCTTTCTTTTTTCACTTTACCGCTTTTATCTTTTACTTCGTCTTTTTCTTTTTCTTCTTCGAGTTCTTCACTCATATCGTATTTCTCGTCACGCATACCATCTAAGTATCCTTCTTCTTCAGCGTCGGTTCTAGCGTCTTCATCCATCGGCATATCTTCATCGTAGATGCTTTCATCTTCGTTCATGATACTATTGATTAATCGACCTTGTTGAGCTGCAAGTGAGTTTGGATTTCCTGTAGTTACTACCATACCACCCATAAGTGATTCTTTAACTACTTTTTTAAGTTTAGCACTGTATCCACTTGATGCGTGGTCACCTGTTACTTCTTCTTGTACTGGTTCTGAATATCCAACACCTTCTTCCCCAAACTGCCCTTCTTTAACATAGTGTAAAGAATCTTTAGTTAGGTTTTTAGCTACTACTTCACGTACTTCTTCTAAAGTTTTAGCTGGGTTGTTTTTTGATTCAAAGTAAACACCGTTCATAAACTCTTGTCCGTTTAAGTTATCGATGTTTTTAGTATCACTATAATCGAAAGCGTGTGATTGAACTTCTTCAACCTCTTTAGATGTTGATTTTGCTTCAGCAGCTTGTTCAGCTAAATATGCTTTAAACTTAGTTTCGTAAGTTTCTTCTGGTGCTGATTCCCACTTATTTACTGGTTGTAAATCAACATAGTTCTCGTTTAGTTTCTTTTTACTCATCTTTGTCTGGTGTTAATAATATTTTTATGTCGTTGAGATAGTCTTGTATTAAATCCGTTCCATATACTATAGCAAACGTATCTGGATTATCTCTGTAGTATGCTATTGTTTCTATTTTAGCTTGTCTTATGGTTTTAACCACATCGACTAGCTGTTTTTCAATATCCGAAAATGCGTCAATACGGCCTTTTTGGAACTTTTCCGCTTTGGCTTGATCGTTTTCGTTTATTCTATACTTATACATATTATGATTTAGATTTATCTACTAGTTTGTAACCGTAGTTGAAATATATTGGTTTTTTAACACCGTCATCGTTTGTATCTAAATCACCCATCTTCATAGGGGTTTCTTTATATGCTGATAAATCTTCATCTAAATCGTCTCCATCGTATTCGTCAGCTGATTGTTCTATATCGTTTATAAAAGACTCTAGTGTATTGTCATACTGATTAGCACTACTACCAAAGTTAAATATATCGTATGCTTCAGCACTTCTCATCTCTGATGGGAAATATAGGTGAACTATATCTTTAGCTTCTTCTCCTAGTTGAGCTGCTTGATCTAATATACCTTGAAGTTCTATTATACCTTGTCTTTGATTATCACTTAAATCTTCACTTAAATCCTTATCTTTCTTTTTAAGTTTAAAAGCATATGGTGTGTTGTAAGCACCTGCACCACCAGATGTAGACATTTCGTCTATATCCTTAGATTTATTTTCTAAAATACTATTACGGATTTCTTTTTTTAACTCTGATCTCTTCATTTAGTAAGTTTTATTTCTTTAATCAACTCATAATACTGAAGTAAATCCACTAAGTTATCAGTGTTGACTTTGTCAGTTTTTTTAAGTTCTGTAAGTAGTTTAGAAACTTCTACTAACTTGATTTTTACAACTTTATCGTTAAGTGCTTTAGCTTCAGTTAATACTGCATGCTTAAGTTCTTTGATTTTTGAGTTGTAAAAGTTTCGTAGTTTTGGGGTTGAATCTACTGATTCGATAAACTCTTTAAGAACTGACTTCTGATCATTAGATAGATCATCATATTTGTCGTTAAACTTTTCTAAAAGAACTTTGTAGGTTAAGATTCTTGTGTCTTTATCGTATGTTTGAAATTCACTTAAAACATCGTTTTTAACA